TGATACATTGTTTATTGTGCATGGTGGTTACGGAGACAGAACTCCTGAGGCACCATTTGGAATAACTATTCCTTATACTAGAAAAGACGAAGAATGAACATTTGGTTATTTGGCAAAAGTTCAGACTTTAGTCAGCATATGGTAGATCAATGGCATGAGGACGGACATAAGGTAACACAATTAGGCAGGGAAAATGTAAATTATACAAACCCTGCCGAATTTATAGAAGAAGCAAAAGATAATTTACCTTTTCCAGATTATGTTGTTTTTAATATAAATGTTGGTGTACCTTTCGAATTAAATCATCCTATACATAATCAAAATGTTGATACACAAAAAATAATTTTTAATGAATGGTACCAAAATAATTTAGATACTAATTTTTTTAAAGTATTTGTGTTTGATTGGCTTATAGAAAATAATTTTAAAGGAGAGATAGCACACATTACTAGTCAAATTGCAAAAGATACAAATCCAGAATTTAAAAATTTACTTACATATAAAATGCAACGAGCATTAGATTACCAAATTATACAAAATCAAAGAGCAAATGGCATAAATTCATATGGTATTTGCCCAGCACACATAAAAGATGTTGTGGGTTGGCCTAGATATATTGCAACACTTATAACAGAGGTAACCAAAGACCAGAGTTGGTTATATGGTATAATAAAAGAAGAAAGAGAAATATATTATATTTCTTATCCACCTGAAGGACTATATGATACATCGAACAACTTGCCTTAGTGATTCTGATTGGGAAAATTTGCATGGTAATGAATTGTATATTACTATGTTAAGACACAAAGTTCGTGTAGAGTGTCCTAAAGATTCTGTATTAGATATAGTGGACTATATTAAGGAAGTACCTGAGTTTTTAGTATATTATCAAAGTGATAATGTATATGGACATATAACATATCATGTTTATTTTGAAAGTCCAATAGACATGCAAAATTTTATACACTTTTACAATACAGATAAAGGTATTAAAGAAATAGGAAAAGAAAAGTAACCATTTTTCCTACAAGTGTAATTACCATTAAGTTAAATATAAATATTAATTAAGGAGTTATAATGGCTGAAGAACAAATTTCAAACGAAGCAGAAGTCGAGGAGCAAATTGCTCCAGAGGTTCCTGCTGAAGAAGGACAACAAGTACCTGAAAGTATTGGTTTGAATGATTTGCAACTGTTAGCACAGATTGTAGATTTAGCAACACAAAGAGGTGCCTTTAGAGGTAACGAACTATCACAAGTTGGTGGTGTGTACGACAAACTAAGTAATTTTTTAGGGTACGTTGCAGAGCAACAGGCTCAGGCTCAAGAAGCAGATGGTGAAGCACCAGCAGAAGCACCTGCAGAGTCACAAGACGGAGAATAATATGGCAGACATAATGAAACATGTAGGTTCATATGGAGAAAAACCTTGCGTAGTTGTATTCAGGGAAGTACCTAATGAACCAGAAAACTGCTTAATTGTTGAATCAGCATCACTTGAAGATTCTAAACACGACGATTTAATGAATGTTGTTGCTAGTTTAGAAGCACAAGAATCTAATAATGTATCAGAAGTTTTATCAAGACGTCAATTTACTGACGGTACAAATATGCTTAATGATTTACATTTTAGTAAAAAGTTAATTAAAGTTCCAGTTGATATGGTATTTTTGACTCCTACACCTAGCCAAAAAATATCACTACAGGAAGTTAATGCTGAAATTAACAAATTAGAAACAGGATCTAATCCACCTTTAAATGTTGATGTTGATCCTGAAACTTTGCAAACTCCAAATCCAGTAGAAGTACAGGGAGACGCCAGTGCGGCAGAAGGATTGTTAGTACAAGCAGAAATGATTGAACAAGATGCTAAACAATTAATGGAAGATGCAGAGAGTAAAAAAGCAGAAGCATACAAACTAGACCCTAGTTTAAAGCCTAAAAAATCTAAAGCCAAATAATGACTAGAAAGAGCACCAAAATAGTGCTCATGGGCAAAAGGACAGACGAAGGAGAGAATCTTCAAAGTTTAATAAAAGATCTCTTTCCTAAGTCTTTGCCTTGTGACTTTATATACAGTATTTCTTTTTGTTATGATGACAATTTTGTATTTGAAATACCAAAATCTGATATCCCAGATACCATTTCACTAGACGATCCTTTAGATCTTATAAAAGATGTTGATTACAGTTACGACGGACATCTTGAAATTATAGAAATTATATTAGATCTTAATAACGTAAAAGGATTTTTAAATAAAGGTTCTGATGATATATTATCAAAAATTTTTCCTGAATAAATAATTATATGAATAATAATTGTTATATTAGAATAAACAAATCTGGCTCACATTCTATTTTAAGATGGTTAGAAGAAAATAAAATACCTTGGAATAAATTTGAGATTATGAAAGAGCAAGATTACAGTAAAGACAGACTGTATAAAGAAATTGATAGTAGTGATTTAAAATTTTTTACTATATTTAGAGACCCTTGGAAAAGGGCAGTTTCAAGTTACACATATCAGTTTTTTAAAACAACACAAATTAAAAAAGATTTTATAAAACAAGTTCCATTGTGTACTTTTAAAGAATTTTTAAAAATGCCTTTTGAAGAAATGACTGATTTTCAATATTTTCATTCTATACCTCAACATGATTTTATTACAGATAAAAATGGCAATATAGATTATTTAGACCATATAGGAAAGTTAGAAGAATTTTCTACCACACTTAAATATTTTAAATCGTTAGGTTACGAGATTAAAAAGACTTATCTAGAACAAGAAAATAGAAGTAATTGGAAAAATTACAGAGACTATTACGACGACGAATCAGTGGAATTAGTTAGGAATCGTTATAAAAAAGACATAGAACTGTTTAATTATATATACTAAAACACTTGACAAAAACTCTTACTTTGCTATAATATAAGTATAGTTAGGTAAGGAGAAGAGAAGAATGTTCCCAACAATAGAAGTATTATCAGCAAGTGCGGCGGCACACAGATTAAACAAAGGTTTTATTAAAAAAGACCAAGTCAAGTTTGATCTTAAGTATCAAAATGCAAAAAGCAATAGTGATTTATTATACGATCATTTCTACAGAGAAAAGTTCTTTTTATCAATAACTGAAGAAGATCGTGAAATGGCACACACTATTATTGATTATCTTAAAGGCTTATCCTTTAAAGCAATAGAACGAGAACTAACTGATTTTGAACGTAATGTTCTTAAATTAGTTACAGGGGAAAATATAGAAAAAGATAAAATAGGTATTGCATCTAGTTTACCTAAAGTATATTACAATAAAATAGAGCAAGATAATTGGACAGACAGAGAAAATGTTCTATCAAGATCTAGCCAACCTGTTGGTACACTTAACAAACGTGGTAAATTTAATTTAAAAGTAGAATTTTGCAGATATATACCTAGGACAATGAGTTATCTAATTACTTCTAGTGTTGACGATAAACATATTGTAAAGTTTTTTTCTAGCAATATGCATGAGGTAGGCAAAACAATACAAGTTGAAGGCTATGTTAAAGATCAAAAAAGAGGTCGTTATCACAACGGTCAAGAAACAATACTCAATAGAATTAAAATTATAGAAGACAAGTAACTAAATACTTGCATGAGTAGATTAATTACTATAGGTTGTAGTCTTACAGAATACGTTTATCCCACCTGGGCCGATATGGCAGGCACACATTTCGACGAATACTATAATCTAGGAAATGCTGGTTCTGGTCATGGCTATATGCATATTATTTTTAATGAAGCAGACACTATTCTCAACTTAGGAGAAGGAGATACTGTAATGTTAATGTCCTCTTCATTTGTAAGGCATGATGTTTGGTTGCCACACGAAGGCAAACTAGGTAATTGGGGTTGGCAAGGTAATGGTAATGTTTGGCAAGAGGGTAAATTTTCTAAAGATTTTTTTGCTGAATCCTACAGTAATGCTCATTGCTTAATGCAGAGTTATGCATGTTTAAAATCTATTAAAGAAGTTTGTCTTTCTAAAGGCATAAAATTTTATTTATTTAAAGGGTTCGATACAAATAGGCTAAGACAAGATTACGACAATGTAGAGTTAGAATTTTATATAGATGCCTTGGAAAATTTATTTGAAATAGATAAAAAAGGTTTTTACACTTACTTACATGAACAATCTTTGTTTTCAGGATACAGTTATGAAGACACTGATATTGTAGATGAACATCCTACTATTACTATGCATAATCAATATTTAAAAAGGACATGCCCTGAGTTTTCCATATCTAATGAATACGCAGAAGAACTAGAAAGCAAACTAGTTTTAACAAGCCAAGAGGATAATAGAAAAGTACAAGAATTTAATAAATTACGAGGTAAACGTATAGGTAGTCTTATTTCTAAACAAATGAGTAATGATAATATGTTTAACTTTAAATATAGTAGTTAATACATATCCCACGGATTTACCAAGTCAATCATCTCTCTTTCCATCCAATCTGTTCGCACTAAATGATTATAATTAAATTCTAATCTTTCTTTTAGTTCCATAAAATTTTCTTTATTACATTTAGTATTATAATTTTGTATTGCATCATGTACACAATTTAATAATTCAGGAATATCTGTGCCAGTATGCCTATACTCTCCAGGACTAAAAAACAGATCATCAAATGTTTGAAATCCTAATCTTTCTAAAAATGAAGCATTCATTCTATGCCCTACTGTTAAAAAAGGTAAATGGTTTAATATGGGCCATGTAATTTTTTCAGATAGTATTGACATAGGAATATTATGGTAATAGTAGTCATGTGTTTCCATAACAACTTCATACCAAACATGTTTTCTATATTGATTTAAATTTGTATTTTCTCTTTGATTTCGTGTATCATCTCCTGGTAATGATAACGGAATCTTGTGTATAACTTCATTTTTGTACTTTAATAATGATTCTAAATCTGGATTAGATTTACAAGACTCTTCAAATCTTATATTCAATTCATGCTGAGACATTTGTCTCCATGGAGGTTCTTCTCCTAAAAATGTGTAATAACTATCGTCTAAAAATTTTCTATTTTTTAAAAATGATAAAGTTCTAATTTCTCTAGGTACTCTATTTAAGCATATAAATTTTTTATCTTTACTATCAAAATTTTCTACATGGTCTTGAAATTTTATAGAATTTCCATATTCGTTATATTTTTTTGCTTCATCTAAAAAGTGATATGAAAATACATCTGTTAATCTTCTTTGATTAAATGTCCATGATTTCCTATGTATTTTTGATATTCCGTGTATTAATATATCGTTTGTTCGTAAACCTCTTTCACATAATAAATGATCTAAAAAATTTAAACTTTCTGATAGTCTATTTTCTCCATGTGATTGGGATATAAAATCGTAAGTATGCTCTATAGGTTGAGATAGTATTATAGGTATATTTGTAGTTCTTAAAAATTTTACAGTATCCTCTCTTAATAATCTTACCCATGTAGGATTAAATCTATCAACACAATGATTTAAATTTACTAGATATAGTGCTGGAATACTGCTATCATATTCATCTAGAGTAATTACTTTAAAATGTCTGCCATTTAAAAATTTTTTATTCCAGGATAATTGGTTACTTGTCCTCCAATTATTATCTTCATGTACTCGTGAATATTCTGAAATTTTATGATCCACCATGTCATTTATAGTAAGAAAAGTGTTATCTGATATATGTTCTACTACTATCTGAATCATATCAATATTTATAGATAAATAGTAATACACACAGTTTTAAAAGGAGAGTAGCAATGGCAGACATTGAAAAACGAACTGTACAAATAGACCTAGAGGTTGATACAAAAACAGTAGACAGTAGTAAAAATCCTTATCAGAGTTGGATACATATGGCAAGAGCCGTAGATGCATGGAGAATTTTTCCACGTTTATTTTTAAGTGTTTATGTATTCTTACTTTATTATTCCACTATGTGGTTTATGGGACTCGAAGAACCAACATTAGAACAATCTGGTTTGATAAGTATTATTGTTGGTGCTGGTGCGGCCTGGTTTGGTTTGTACGCAGGAACAGATAAAGATAAAAGTAAAGATTAATCATGTTTATAAAACACTTTGTAAGAATATTATGTAGAGACGAGTTAGACGATCAGGACGTTATAACTTATCACGACATTGTACAAAGTGTTGTACCTACAAAGGTATTAGTTGCTTACGATGAAGAAAAATCAAAAGTAGGCATAGAAGTAATTGCATATACTAGTGAGGACTCAGAGGGTCTTATGTGGATATATGAAATTATTCTACTCGAGGAGATAGATGCTGACGAAGGTGATAAGATATCTGAAATGCTTTTTGAAGAATTTGACGATATCCAATTTACTTTCGAAGCCTCTGTTGAGGTATGATCTTAGAAGTACATTATCTAGCAAACGAATTTGTAGTTTTTGATAAGCAAGGAAACAGAGTAAGAGATAGAAACATACTTAATGAACTATCTTTTATACAACCTCCTGGTTATAAAAGTGTGTTTAGCATTGAAGTAAAAAATTATAATCCTGAATTACCTAACCCAAATCCTTTAGGAATACAAGTAAATATCTTGACATAGCCAGAAATCCTGTTATACTATAATTTAATCAATTAAATAAAAGTATATAAAGGAATAAATATGTCGTTCAATAAAGTATTCAATCAAGAAGAAATCGCCAGACTAAAAAAATTAGTGCAAGAAGGCGATCAAGTATTACACGAAGTTGACGCTCTTAACACAGGATTAAGAGAAACTGTCAAAGCAATAGCAGAAGAAATGGAGTTAAAACCTGGCATTCTAATGAAAGCCATAAAGGTTGCTCACAAGGCGAAATTTACTGATGAAAGAGATAATTTCGACGAGTTGGAAACAATTTTGGAAGTTGTTGGCAAGACATTATAGTCGTTGACAAATCACAAAATAGTTATATAATAAAACTTTACAGGTAGCCTATCTATGAGTTATGTAGACGCATTTTACGAACAATCGAAAGACGTTGTTACAGTCGTAGAACGTGTGGATGGAGAAAGAGTTGTAAAAGAACTTAAACCTGTACATAATTTTTATTATAAAGATCCTAATGGCAAAACCAAAAGTATATATGGCGATCCTGTTACAGAAGTTCGTTGTACTAACATTAAAGACTTTAAAAAGAATGTTGGTATTAACAAACACAACGGTCTATATGAGAGTGATATAAGGCCTCTTAATAAAACACTTGCAGACAATTACACTAATTGTCAAGCACCTAAATTACAAACAGCATTTATAGACATTGAGGCAGACTTTGATCCTGGCAGAGGTTATAGTAGTCCTCAAGATCCTTATTCTATTATTACTGCAATAGGAATATATTTAGATTGGATGGAAACAATGATATGTCTTGCTGTTCCTCCTAAAAGAATATCATTTGAACAAGCAAATGAAATGACAAAGGATATGCCTGAAGTTATTTTATACAAAACAGAAAAAGAAATGTTAGATGCTTTTCTTACTCTTATAGATGATGCTGATATTATAAGTGGTTGGAATAGTGAAGGTTATGATATACCTTACATAGTAAACAGAATTACCAGGGTAATGGGTAAAGCAGAAACTAGACGACTATGTCTTATGAAAAAACTTCCTAAAGAAAGAAAGTTTGAACAATATGGCAGAGAAGTTGTCAGTTATGACCTAGTAGGTCGAGTACATCTAGACTACCTAAACTTATATAGAAAATACAATTATGAGGAACGACATAGTTATAGGCTAGACTATATAGGGGAAATGGAAATAGGGGAGAAAAAAGTCCCTTATGAAGGTAGTCTAGATAGACTTTACAATTATGACTTTGTTAAGTTTTTAGAATACAACATACAAGACGTTATGCTACTTGCAAAGATGGATAAAAAACTACAATTTATAGATCTTGCAAATATTATTGCACATGAAAATACAATACTATTGCCTGCAACAATGGGAGCCGTAGCAACAACAGAACAAGCAATTATAAATGAAGCACACAGAAGAGAGTTTGTTGTTCCTGACAGGCCTAAAGCATCTGAAAGAGATCAGGCGGCTGGTGCCTTTGTGGCAACTCCTAAAAAAGGCTTCCATGAATGGGTAGGCAGTATGGACTTAAACAGTCTGTATCCTAGTGTGTTTAGAGCATTAAATATGGCTCCTGAAACAATTATAGGACAACTACGTTTAGATTATACAGAAGAGACAATCACTAATGCAATGAAGTTAGAGAAAAAATCCTTTAGTGATGCTTGGCATGGTAAGTTTGGTACTGATGAGTTTGAGTTTGTAAGAAACAAAGATGTAGATCATATGATGGACTTAGACATGGAAGATGGTAGTACACATAAAGTTACAGGTGCAGATGTTTACAATTTAGTTTTTAATAGTGGACAACCGTGGAACATAAGTGCAAATGGTACTATATTTAAAACAGACTTCCAGGGTATTGTGCCTGGACTGTTAGAACGTTGGTATGCAGAAAGACAACAAATGCAAAAGAAGAAAAAAGAGGCAACTGCTCCTGAAGAGATAGCATTTTGGGATAAGAGACAGTTAGTTAAAAAGATTCAACTTAATAGTTTATATGGTGCAATACTAAATCCAGGTTGTAGATTTTATGATAAACGTATAGGACAAAGTACAACACTTACAGGCAGAAGTATTACAAGACACATGGGGGCTCAAACAAATCTTATGTTAATGGGAGAATATGATCATGAAGGAGATTGTATAATTTATGGAGATACAGACTCCGTTTACTTTACAGCAACACCGGCCTTGCCTGAAGGTGAAAAACTGGAAATGGATAGTGCAATAAAATTATATGATCATATATCTGAAAATGTAAGTGAAACTTTCCCACAATATCTAAAAGATACTTTTAACGTTCCTTTAGAAACTGGGCAAGTAATGAAAGCAGGAAGAGAAGTTGTTGGCAGAGCAGGACTATTTTTAACAAAGAAAAGATATGCAATACTATGTTTAGATATAGAAGGATATCAGCCTGAAGGTGGTAAACTAAAGGCAATGGGTCTAGAGATTAAACGTTCTGATACTCCTGAGTTCATACAAGACTTTTTAGAGGAAGTATTAATTGATTCTTTAAAAGGTATGGGAGAAGATCATGCAATACAAAAAATAAGAGACTTTAAAGATTATTTTAAAAGTTTAGATCCTTGGAAAAAAGGAATGCCTAAACGTGCTAACAATGTTACAATGTACACCGCAAAACTAATGCAAAAGGCTAAAGTCCCTGAAAATTACAGGTTACATAAATTAGATGCTGTAAAAAATGAAGGGCAAAGTAATATGATTCCTGGACATGTTAGAGCAAGTATAAATTGGAATAATTTGAGACAAGCAAACAGTGATAATTACAGTCTGCCTATAACTGATGGTATGAAGGTAGTTGTCTGTAAATTAAAAAATAATCCTATGGGTTATACAAGTGTTGCATATCCTACAGATGAACTAAATTTACCACAATGGTTTAAAGAGTTGCCTTTTGATGAAGAAGCAATGGAAGAAAGTGTTGTTGATAAAAAAGTAGAAAACGTTTTAGGTCCTTTAGGATTTGAATTAAGTAAAACAACGGAGAGTGAAACATTACAAAAATTTTTCGAATTATGATCGAAAAAAACTGGCAAAAATATGTTGACTTATCTAAATAATAATGTATAATATTGTTATATTCTTGGAGATAAAATATGGCTATTAAAGATGTATTTAAAGATGTTCTAAAACACACACATAGTTTAGGCATTTTTGAAATGGTTAAAATTACAGGCACATTAGACAAAACAGAAATAGAAACTGTTGACGCAGATAAGACTGTAATTTTTAAAGGAGAGACACATAATGCAGTTCCTGATTTTGTGGACTCTACAATTGGATTAAGCAGAATGGGAGTACTGCAAGGATACTTGCAATATCCTGGTTTTGATGACGAAAATGCAAAGCAAGAAGTTGTTATGCAAGACAGGAATGGAGATAGTGTTCCTGTAGAAATAAAATTTACTGCACAAGATGGTAATGACGCACATTATAGATTTATGTTAGCAGATGTTATTAATCAGCAATTAAAAGCGATTAAATTTAAAGGTGCAGAGTTTGATGTAAACATAGTGCCTACACAGAAGAACTTAAAGGATTTAGGTTACTTTAATAGTGTACTAGGAGGATTTGAGGCAAACTTTAGTCCTAAAACAGATGGCACACAATTATTTTTCCATATTGGAGATGGTGTTAGTGATAGAACAAAAATTTTAATTAGCAATGATATAGAAGGAAGTATTACTAAAGATTGGAGATGGCCTTTAGATATAGTTCTTAAAATTTTAAGATTAAGTGAGTCTGGTAATTGTGTAATGAGTATTAATGATCAAGGTTTATTGCAAATTATTGTAGACAGTGGTATAGGAAAATATACTTATCTACTTCCAGCAAGGAGTTAAATGTCTGACGAAAAGGTAGAAAAATATTATAAGATAGCAATATGTAGTTTGCTATTCTTATTTTTTATGATATTGTCTAATCCATTAAATGCATCTGGAAGTGCAAAACTTGGTGGTACTTTAATTAATAGCCATTCTGTAACTGTAAATGGTAGTTTTGACTATCAGTGGGAACAGGATAAGTGGCAACAAACATTGGAGACAGACTATGTTTATAAAAAAGAGGATAGTGAAGAAATTTTAAATGAGTTTGTGTTCAATACAAAAACAAATTATACATTTTCTCCAAAGCAATATGTATTTGGTGTGCTAGGTTATGATAATGATAAATTTAGAGCAGACGGTGACAGAAAAGTATTAGGTGTTGGATATGGCTACAAACTTTTGAGAACAGACAGAATGAAAGCAAGTAACGAATTTTCTATTGCAACATTACAAACAGACTCTATAAATGAAGCAATTATTAGAAACAGTTTATGGTTTTTTTACAAAGTTGCTGAAAAAATTACTTTTACAAATAAGTTTCTATATGAAGAAGGCAGTGATAGTGATGTTTATATAAGAAATGAAACGGCTTTAAATTATAATTTAGATAGTGGCTTAGTATTAAGTCTTGCAAATACTTATACAGAAGATCCTATTGATACTAATGTGTTTAGTTTTAATGTTGGAGTTAAGTGGTAAAATGTGTGGTTGTATTTCTGAAGAAGAATTATTAAAAAATAGTGAAATGGAAAATAAAACTGAAAAGAAAAATATGCCATTACCTGCAGGACTACATATAGAAAGTGGTTGGGCAGACGAAGAACGTAGAGAAAAAAATTGGGCTCAACTTAAACATGAGGAAAAAGTTTTTGGTACAGAAGAAAATAATATTAGTGACTATGTAAACGGTCAATTAGGATTTGGAACATGAAAGATTTAGGAAAAACACAAAGGGACTATGCAATATTTTTACCTGCTATTAGTAGTTTTTATGTAAAGCAGTTAGAAAAATTACAAAAAGAAGGAGCACCTAGAATACCTGAAGGACTTGAATTAGGTCATGAAGGTATGGATTTCCTAAAAGATAAAGACACTTACTATTACTATCCTTGGGGGTTATACTCTGCCGGTCATGCTCAGTTGGATTTAGACAAACTTGATGGCGAGCCTATGATTACAGATAGAGATAGAAGTAAAACACTTATACTTGGAGACTCAGGCGGTTTCCAGATTGCAACTGGTGTTATTAAAATGGATTGGGCAAATGCTATTAATCCAAATGATCCTGAAAGGGAAAAACTTGTAAATAAAATTCTTAAATGGGAAGAGGAACAATGCGATTGGGCAATGACATTAGATGTTCCTCCTTTTGCGGCCTTCCCTCCTTTCAATAAAAAAACAGGATTAGAAACTTTTGAACAAACTATGCAAATTAGTTTGTATAACTTGGACTATTACATGAAGAACAGAACACCAGGTAAGTGTAAGTTCTTAAATGTAATGAGTGGAGTTGATGAGCCTACTTGTGATGAGTGGTATGAAAAAGTAAAACATTTTAGTGACCCTAAATTTTGTAAAGAAGCATATGGCAATAGCGAACTTGCATTAGAAGGATACGCATTTGCTGATTTACAAAAACGTAATATGAGAATGGCCCTTAGAAGAATACTTAAACTCAGAGAAGATGGATTGTTGGAAGGCAAAGGTTGGATACATTTCTTGGGTACAGGTAAACTTAATTGGGCCTGTTACTTAACTAGCATACAAAGAATGTTAAGAAAGCATGACAGTCCAGATATATGTTTAAGTATGGATGCCGCCAGTCCGTTTGTTAATAGTGCATATGGTAGCACATATACACATAATAGTTTTCATCCTAAAAAGTTTAGTTACTTAATGGACAGAGCAATAGACAATCAACAATTAAAAGGCTCTAAGTTGCCTATGCCGTTTGCACATTCTCCTATAATGGAAAGACTTACAGTAGGCGATATATGTGCCATGGCAGAAGGAGATCTAGATAAAAATGGAAAGGCCAAGAGTGCAACATCTACAAGTTGGGACACACAAACATATCTATATTATATGGCTCATAGTGTGTATAATCATATAACTGCGGTACAAGAAGCAAACAGATTAGCAGATGTAGAAAAATATAGAACTAATATACATTATACAGATTATATAAATGATAAAAAGTCTGGTAAAAGTAATGAATTTAGTCCTTATGTTCCTGCAAATGCATTGTACTTTGATAGTTTTTGCCAGGAAGTATTAGATCCTGCTTGTCCTAATCCATATGAACTAATAGAAGAAAATGTTAAACTATTAGATGAAATGAGTTTTGGTGCAAAAACAAATGCAGGATTTGGAGCATTTTTTGAAGAAGAAGAATTTGATCAAGATGACGATGTAAATGCAATGACACATGAAATTATGTCAGGAGATTTTGAGGCATGATTTTTAGTTTAGGTCGCGAAGTTGATAACACAATTATGAAAGGTGAAGAAACTTTGTTTGTACATGGCTGGCAACCTAAAGAAGAAATATTAGCACGAGCATTAAACAATAAAGTACATCATATTCATTTTACAAATTTTAATCCAAGTAATAGAAATCAATATAATTTATGGGCAGATCTTTTAAAAGATTTATTAGCAGTAAAAGATTTATATATATCTTTAGAATTTACTCCTAATTATTGCCCAGATATTATTAATATGGAATGCAATAACAGTAATAACTTTATTCCAATTTTAAGTTTTATTATTCCTGATTTAGCAGAATATAATGAAAATACTTGTTACAAAGTAAACGACAAGTATTTAACATTTTCTAATGATGGCATATTTTCAGAGTCTATAGAAAAAATGACTAGAAAAAGTTATTTTGAGCCCTACATAAAATATACTAATAGGGCGGAGATAATATAATGGCAGTAAAATATAAGTTGACAGGAACGGATGAACATAATATAATATCAAGTGTTGAGTTTAATGGAGACTTTACTGATATAGAAGATTGGGAAGAATTTTTTATTAAGTTATTTGTATTTCTTAAAAGAACAGGTGTAGAAATACCTGATGAGATACAGGAACTTATAGATGAAGCAGAATGGTAAATGGTGGACACATGTTTGTAAAGATGTTGGAGAAACACAAATACCATATGGACAGCCTTGCAATTGGTGTGATACTACAGAGCATGACGTTATGAGAAAGGTAATAGACGAGAAACAAGATATTTTAGAAGATCCAGAAAAATGACAGAAGATAAAAAAGAACAACCATTAAGTTACGAGAGTGCTATTGCTGAAATATTAAAAAAGCAAAAGCAAAATAATGATAATGTTACTGAACAAGAAGCAGATGATAATGACAAGGAGTCAGAATGAAAGCAACTTTAACTACTAGCGAATTTAATGAATTTTGTGCTAAAGTAGATACTTTAGAAAGTAAAGGATATGATATGTCTTTTACTGTTGATAGAACACCAGATGGAAACTTTGATGTCGAAATTATTGGTGAGCATGACATTGAGGAGTTAGACAGATTAACTGAAACAGGTTAGTTAATGATTGAGGGTATTGAAATAATTTTATGGAGTCTTTTTTTTATTACCTGGATATCTTATGGTATGCATGTAGTAAAAGAATACATAAGAAATCACATTGAATAGGAGAAAAATATGGAACCTTTAATGAAGAAGCCAAGCCTATTTAGGAGGGCAATATTAGGTCTTGTAAATGGCTGGAGAAGAGTAATGGACGTTAGATATAATCCGTTAAAATATATACCAGATCCAAGTTTACAAACATATTTTATGTTAGTATTGTTTGTAATGTGGAGTGTATTTTTTGGATTTTTGGCGGCAAATTATCTTGGATGGTTTGGATATAATACAGTAGCAAGTATTATAATACATTGTGCAATCTTAATTCCTTTGGCTTTTACAAATGCTATTTTTGTAGATGCAGAAAGAGATGGCCATAAATGGCTAAAGGAATGGAAGGAAGAGCAGTCCAGATATAAAATTGTTGCTAATAGACTTAAAACAAAAAATCTAACTATTTGGAATCCAAACAAGGAGGCATAATGGCAATATCAGATGAAATGAAACAAGAACTCGAAAGTTTAATCGAGAATGCAGAAATAGTCAAGGCTATGTTTAAAGAACAAGATAGTGTTGATTATGAGATAGGCGACTATGATGAACCTATTACACAAATGCTAAGTCATATGAATGAAATAATGGAAACAATCGATGGAGGTTGGTCATAATGAGAAGTATTTGGGTAACATTTAGTAAAGAAGGCATACATTTTTATCCTGGTGCAGATACAAATCCTGCTACTGCAACAGGAGATGAGTATGATGTAAGTTTTTTAGGGTATAAACACAGACACATATTTCACTTTAAAGTGTGGATAGAAGTGTTTCATGATGACAGAGACATTGAGTTTATACAGTTTAAAAGATGGCTTGAAAGTTTGTATAATGAAGATGTTATACAACTTAATAATAAGTCATGCGAAATGATCGCAGATGATTTAGCGACACAGATACAGGACAGGTATCCAGGTCGTTGGGTAAAGATTTCAGTAGCCGAGGATAATGAAAATGGCTGTGAAATGGAATACATTAAAGTACCATAAAAGGAGAAAGATATGGAAACACATTTAAAACTTAAGGCACTAATGGAAGAATACATTATGGAACAAGATAAGTTCGAAAATAATGGTGTAAAAGCAAGTGCCACAAGAGCAAGAAAGGCATTAATGGAAATCAGTAAACTAACAAAAGTTAGACGTTCTGAAATCCAAGATAAAAAGAACTCAATGTAATGACTGAGGAAGAGAAAAAGAAGCCTAAAAAAATTAGTAAAGCAGAGGCAGATAAAAATAATGATTATGCTCAAAGTCTAGACGATGAAATAACTCACGTTGTAGATTATGGAGAAGGTTTAGGAGACGAAAAAGAAAATGAGTAAAATAATTTACATACCTTTAGAACATATTGATGGTAGATATACTGTTCATATGGACAGAGATATTGAAAAATATCTACAGGATAGTAATTTAGAGTATGTTAAAATTATGCCTACTTATGAGACACCTCCATTACCTGAAGGTCAATTTTTAAATGCCGCCTTTACAAGCAAATTTAAATCCTTACAAATGGCAGAAATATCTGCTATGTTTGAAAGAGGAGAAATTGCAGATGGCGACAGATTTTTCTTTAGTGACATTTGGTTTCCTGGTATTGAAAATATTGCCTATATGAAATACTTTAACAAAGTTGATGTAAAGATTACAGGTATAATTCATGCAGGAAGTTTTACAGATACAGATTTTGTTCGCGATATGGAACGTTGGGCAAAGAATTTTGAGGATATTATATTCGATATAAGCGACACAATTTTTTGTGCAAGTGAATTTATCAAACAAGATATAATTAAAAAACGTATCGTGAGCCCTGACAAGTTAGTTGTTACAGGTTTGCCTGTAGACTACACAGGGCTCGATTCACACAAAGGTCAACAAAAAGAAAATATTGTTATCTTTAATGGAAGACTTTGTGATGAAAAGCAACCTTGGTTGTTTGATGAATTAGCAAAACAAGTATCTGAAAAGGTAGATGTTCCTGTACAGTTTGTAAAAACACAGGAACAAAATCTTTCCAAGGAAGAATACTATTCTTTACTTGGTAAAAGTAAAGCAATCGTAAGTTATGCTTTACAAGAAAACTTTGGCTTTGGTGTTGCTGAAGCCGTGTATTTAGGTTGTACACCTGTACTTCCTAATAGGTTAGTGTATCCAGAGTTGTATCCAAACTTTAAACTGTTTGACAGATTTGAAGAAAGTGTGGATATGACTGTAGATGCAATTACTAACTTTAATTTTAACGGAGTCAATGTTTGTGAAAGTGAACAAGTATTTGATTCCTGGTTTAGTGAGAAATAATGAATAATGAAGAAAAAACTATTTTAGTTACTGGTGGTAGTGGATTTATAGGTAGTGTAACCTGTAAATTACTTGTTGATTCAGGCTATAATGTTATCAATATTGACAGGGTAAAAAGACAGCAAGAAGGTGTCACACAATATCCTTTTGATATAGATAATCATCAATTAAAAGGCGTAATAGAATTAACAAAACCAGATGCAGTTATTCATCTAGCGGCTGATCATAGTGTGCCTTTAAGCATACAAGATCCTGCCTCTACTTATGCTAACAATGTGGCAAACTCAATATCACTTTTAAATCATTCTATTAATGCAGGAGTAAAGCATTTTATTTTTAGTAGTTCAAGTTCTGTTTACGGAGATTCAGAAACTATTCTAAATGCAGAAAGCGATATTCCAAATCCTAAAACACCTTATGGTAGAAGTAAGTTAATTTTTGAGAATGTTCTTAAGGACTATGCAAATGCTTATGAGTTTAATTTTGCTAGTTTGAGATATTTTAATGCCGCAGGTAGTTACGAAGGATTGGGTTATACACTTAATCCTAAGCAACATCTAGTGCCTATACTTGTAGATGCTGGTCTTAATGAAGAAGTATTTACAATAAATGGAGATGATTACGAAACACCAGATGGTACATGTATAAGAGATTACACTCATATTTTTGATGTTGCATCTGCACATGTATCTGCTTTAAATTATTTGATGGACGGTGGCGATAGTAATATATTTAATATTGGTGGCGGCTCTGGAAGTAGCATAAAGCAAGTTATTGCAGAAGTAGAAAAACAATTAGGAAAAGAAATTAATGTAGAAGTTGGTCCTAAAAGAGATGGCGATGCTGAAAGAACAGATGCAAATATAGTAAAAGCATTTGAGATGTTAGGTTGGGAACCACAAAATACATTAGAAGAAATTGTTGCTGATGAAATTGCATATCAGTCTAAGAAATAAATTGACATCAAGTAAAATGATGTTATACTGTTATTATGAATAAATTATATTACTCATACAACGACTTGGTTTCTGACTGCAGAATCATTGCCAGAGAAATGGCACATGAAAGTTATAAACCTGATGTAATTATAGGCCCTGGTAGAGGAGCATATCCTTTTGGTGTTATGTTAAGCCACTACTTTGAGGTGCCTTTTGAAGCATTTAGATGGCAAACAAGAGATGGAAAAATCGAGGATTCTGAGACTCTTAAACACATTTTGTCTAAATATACTAGTAAAAACATTTTAGTTGTAGATGATATTAATGATTCTGGTAAGACATTACATGGTATATTATCTGTAATTAAAGATTTTGATAGCAAAGAAAATAACAATATGTTTTCTTTACATGAGGGTATTAAATTTGCAACTTTGTTTGATAAAGAAAGCAGTGAGTTTAATGAAGTAGAATTTACGGCAAACATTGTTTTGCCAGATCAGGAAAGATGGATAGTCTTTCCATATGAAGAATGGTGGAAATAGGAGACCTTTTAAATGGCCAAAAGTGATGAAATAAGAGCAAGACTACAAGAAGCAGGTGCAAAGTTTTGGGCAGGAGATAATATTAGTGAATTTATCGAGCCTGGAGACAAAGAAGCACTTATTGAAGAACTATCAGTAAAGTTTGAAGATGTTCTTAAAGGCTTAGTTATAGATACTGAAAACGATCCTAACAGCATGGATACAGGAAGACGTCTTGCTAAAATGTATATTAATGAACTAATGGCAGGTAGATATGAACCAATGCCTAAGGCTACTGCATTTCCTAATGATACAGAAGAAGCATATAAAGGAATGCTTGTAGTAAGAAGCGAACTTACTAGTATGTGTTCGCATCATCATCAGACAGTTAAAGGAACTGCGTATATTGGCATTATTGCAGGGGCAAAACTTATTGGTTTGTCTAAATATACTAGAATAGCACAATGGTGTGCTAGTAGAGGTACTCTACAGGAAGAACTTGCTACTGATATTGCCAGAGAGATTATGAAAGCAACAGGCAGTAATGACGTAGGTGTTTATGTACAAGCAACACATGGTTGCGTTGAGAATAGAGGTGTTATGGCACATAGCAGTTTAACACAAACCACAGTATTAGAAGGCAGATTTATGGACGATGCCTCAACTAAAAAAGAATTTTTTGATAATATTAAATTACAACAAGAATTTTCATGTAACAAATAATGAGTAATATTAGCAATCTAAATGGTACACTTGTTATAGGAGCATTAAAGGTTCCTGTAAGAAATATTACTGATTCTATTTTAGACAGAAATCCAGTAGATGTAATACAAAAAAGATTTCCTGTCTCTGTGGAGGAAATTTTTGAGTGTTTAGATGCAGTTGCAGATCATGATACAATAGGAATACATGATAGATTGGTTGTTGTTAATCAGTCTGTTGATAATCAAGAAATTACTTTAACAACCACAAGTATTGCAGATACAATTTTTTTAAAAGTATTGCAAATGGGAAGGAATACAAACATAAATATTACTGATATAAATGATTTATATGAAATTGGTTTTAGAACACTTGCTATTGAATCTTATGAGGACAAAGTTAGTGGAAATAACCATTTAGAGGAAGTAAGTGATATACATAGTATTGTAAATAGTGCTATTAGTAATGCAGTTCCTGATATAGAGGCAGAAACAATTTTAAAATTTTTAAAAGAAGATGACAACGGTTAAATATAGCGAAACATTTTATTCAGCACAAGGAGAAGGCAAATATGTCGGTATTCCTAGTCTTTGGATGAGATTTTTCCTATGTAATTTACAATGTAATGGTTTTGGGCAAAAAGATCCTACAGATCCTAGCACATATGAATTGCCTTATGAAAAACTAGATATTACAGATATTACAAATGTATTTGATTTACCTGTTTTTGATAAAGGTTGTGATAGTTCATATACATGGGCAAAAAAATATAGCCATTTAATAACAGATAAAACTGTGCAAGAAGCATGTGATGAACTTACTGCTCTATTGCCTAGAGGTAAGTTTATACACCCAGATACAGGACAAGAAACTCACATGGTATTTACAGGCGGAGAGCCTATGCTTAAAAATACACAACCAGCAATGATGGGAGTATTAGAAGAGTTCCAGAAAAGGGAAAATATGCCTAACTATGTGACTATAGAAACTAATGGTACTAGACCTATTACACAAGAACTAGCAGATTATATTGCATGGTTTACATATGATGGTACTAGAGAATGGTATTGGAGTTTATCTCCTAAATTATGGGCAACTGCTGGTGAGCAATCTAAAAAAGCAATAAAGCCTGAAGTTATAGGAAGATACGCAGAAGTTAGTCCACATGGACAACTAAAGTTTGTTGTTAATGGCACAGACGAAAGTTGGAGAGAGGTTGAAGAAAATACTAGAATGTTCCGTGACGCCGGTTGCAACTTTCCTGTATGGATTATGGGAGTAGGTGGAACATTTGAGGGACTTGTACAAACTGAGGCCTCGATTGCCGACGAAGCCATTAGACGTGGCTACTACTATACAAGTAGAGTACATGTACATATATACGGCAATGCAATCGGAAAATAAGGAGAATATATGAAAAAGAAAATTACATTAAGAGAAAAAATATTTTTTTCTCCATGGGCGATGCTAAGTGTTTTTATTTTAGGCATAGCATTATTGAATGTTGTAGCATTTGCAGATGATCATAAAGAAAATTATGCAAAGCAAAAAGCAAATATTGATATGGCAAACGATGGTATTGTAGGATATACACATGATGGTTTGCCAGTTTATGAATCTGATATACCTGAAGATTCTGCAGATAAACTTACAGTAGATAGAGAATTAACTATTACACTTAAAAAAATTGCTATAAAAGAGAAATATTTAAATGGTAATTCTATAGAAATATCAACAGGAGGTAATAATTATACAATAGTATTAGATTGTTTAATTGCTGAAAATGATACATTTGAATGGGTAGGTGTAGATGGAAGATTAAAGATAGGCCATCAAGTGGGAGTAAGAAGAACACCATTAAAAAATTGGTCTAATCCTGATTTTACAAACAGTAAAATTAAAAAAGAACTTTTAGAACAAGCAGAAGACTTTGACAAATTTGAAAGACAATGTACAATACAATGGATACAAAAAATAAAAGTTGTTGAAGTTCTTGAAACACCAATAGCAACAGAGGATGTAAGAGGTTAATATGGCAAAGAAAACTAAACTTCCATTTAGTATGATGCCTGCCAGTTGGGGTCTTAGTGGTAAGACTCGTGCAATAGCAGAAGCAGAATATTATTATGAAGGAGATGAACTTGAGGAAATTTTAGCAGAACTAAATGCTGATTCTGACAGCGATAAAGAACTTGCAAAATTAGAAGTCCAACTTAAAAATGGAAAAATTGGACAATATGAGTTTGATAAAAAAGTTGCGGAATTAAAAGAACAGCCTTATGTAAATGTTCTTAAATTAGATGTAAATCCTGAAAATGCAAAAGCAGGATATATGGAACTTGATTGGAACGATCACTTTGTTAAGTTTTTACATAGTAATGGTTACACAGGTGAAAGTGATGAAGCAGTAGTAAACAAATGGTTTAATGATGTTTGCAGAACTGTTTTAGTACAAGAAATGGCAGACCAAGATTACGGTTTACAAGAAGAAATGCAAATGGAAGGACAAGATGTCGTCATCAAACAATCTGGAAACGACAGCGAAGATTAAACTTGCAGAATTATCTGCAAAGTTAGACTTTGTTATTAAAGAAGTCATAGAAGATATGAGTTCACAAGAGATCGGTTATGTTTTAGAAAATTATTCTAAGTATTTAACATACGATTTGAAAAGAAACTTTGAAGAAAAACGTGAAAAAGACTTGAAAGAATCGCCTTTTGATGCTATAATAAATGAAGACTTGGGCATTAATACGAAGGAATTATAATAGACTATGAGTAAGACTTATATTTTAGTAGATAGCCTTAATATGTTTATGAGAGCAAAACATGTTGGGGGTGGTAGAGATATAGATATGCGAGTTGGTATGGCTATGCATATTATGTTTAATAGTATTAAAAAAGTATGGCGTGAGTTCGACGGAGATCATGTAGTAATGTGTTTAGAGGGCAGAAGTTGGAGAAAAGACTTTTATAAGCCTTATAAAGCAAACAGAAAAGTCACAATGGACCAACGTACACCCAAGCAAATGGAAGATGATGAACTATTTTTCGAAGCATACGATGATATGATACAGTTTTTTAATGCTAAAACAAATTGTAGTGTCATACAACAGTCTAATGCAGAAGCAGATGATTTAATTGCTACATGGATACAACAACACCCAGAAGATAAACATGTAATTATAAGCACAGACAGTGATTTTTATCAATTATTAGACGATAATGTAATACAATATAATGGCACTACTGATCAAATAGTAAGTTTAGATGGTTTTAAAAATGCTAAAACAGGAGAGACTGTTATAGACAAGAAAACAAACGAGCCTAAAAAAGCAATAGATCCTGAATTTGTTTTGTTTGAAAAATGTGTCAGAGGAGACAGTTCAGATAATATTTTTAGTGCCTATCCAGGTGCAAGAAGCAAGGGCACAAAAAACAAAACAGGAATACTAGAAGCATATAATGATAGAAATACTGGTGGCTTTAATTATAATAACTTTATGCTACAACGTTGGGTAGATCATGAAGAACAAGAACACAGAGTAAAAGACGATTTTGAAAGAAATAAAATATTAATAGATTTGACAGCACAACCTGATGAGATAAAAGCAGAAGCAAGACAGATAGTTGCTAATGCCGTAAACAAGGAACCTGCTACACAAGTTGGAATTCATTTTATGAAGTTCTGTTCCAAATGGAACTTACAAAGAATGAGCGAAGACGCAACTGCCTATGCTGAGTTTTTAAATGGACAAGTTAGATAGAGCAGTTAAAAGATTAACAGACGATTGGCCTTCTAATCCATTTTGGATTTATACTAGTCCAGATGGTGGCAATCGTGTTTATAGAGCGATGAGAACAGATGTCTGTCCTGAACATTTTAAAGATATAAAAGGACAGCCTATTAAACAATTATATTCTATAGACGGAACAGTAGTTGCTGTTGATCAGGACTACGGAACACAGGAGATAACACATGACTAAATTAAAAAATAAAGCACAATTACAACAAATATCAGACGTTGCTTGGCTTGTAAGACAAGGTCCAAGGAAATTAGGTATTTTAAATAAGGATATACAAGAACATTATTTTTATATAACAGGTAAAGAATTTGTTGCTCTAAACGATGAACAAGAAGTTACTGATTATTTTGGTAATGTAAACTTGTTTAGTGAGCAAATAGAAATGCCTGAAAACTTCATAGAAGAATTTTATATTAAAGGGCATAAAGTTGATTATCCTAATCCACACCCTATAGACTTTGGACACCCAGATTACAATCCAGACGTACCTCTGTTTAGTAAAACATCAGATAGCGACATTTATTATGCGGCAGGTTGGTATTGCATTAAGTTTGATAAAGGCTGGAAACATGCAAATGGGCCTAAGTATTCTACTATTGTAAATTATGGTTTTGAAGGACCTTATAAAACTGAAATAGAATGCAGACAAGCACTTAAACTTTTAAATAAAGAATTAAGAAAGCAGAGTGACCAAGTATAGCGAATTAGAACTACCAGACGGTTACGGTTATAATCACATATTTAAACATCAAATTAAAACTAGAACATACGGATTATCTGGAAGTTTAATACCACAAATTCATAAATTATGCGAAGGCAAATGGGGTTGGCATTTTAGACCTCATAAAGATATGGATTACAGTAGAGATAATTGGTATGAAAAACAAAATTGTTATCTCTCTTTTGAATTAGAAACAGATCTAATTAATGTAAAACTATTAATAGAATATAATAAATAATAATATGAAAGTAGAAATTTGGAGCAAACCTGAATGTCCTTACTGTGATATGGCTAAGGCTGTATGTGAACAAAAAGGATTTGATTATACTTATAAAATGCTTTTTGAAGATTTTACAAGAGAGGAATTAATGGAAAAATTTCCTACTGCAAGAACATTCCCTCAAATCGTTGTTGACGGCACTTCAATAGGCGGTTTCACTGAGTTTAAAACTCTAGTAGATAAGCAAGATAAGTAATATTAACAACAGTTTTAACTGCAAAATAAGATAAATAAGTGTGTAGGAGACTATACACATGAGCAGACCTAAACCAACAATATTGCTAGAAGCAATTAATAAACAAACTTACAAGGCAGAACAAGTGCTAGAGGCAAGTGCGATTTATAGTGTATTCTATAAAGACACACCTATTAATTTAAGAACGTTACACACTTTAGTTAGTTATCCTGGTCCAAAATATAAAAAAGTTTCATTTAGTAATCCTGGACATGCCTTTAATCTAGCAGAAAGACTTAATAATATTTTCTCTTGTGATGATTTTAAAGTTTGTCAAATGGTCAAAGGACCTGAAGTCTCTGAAGATGAACTCAAAAAGTGAACAACCGTTACAATATAAAGTAATAGACACAATTTACAAAATTATTAAAGAAGGGTTACTTAAAAATTCATCTAGAATACCAGGCATTCCCAAAAATAGCAAACATTATGAAGTATTTAAATCTATACCCAAAGACAAGTTAGGATATAAAATATTCCAAAATTTTAGAGTTCGCAGAGGACAGCCAGAAGGTTTAAGACTTACACATTTAGGTAATGAATTACTTAAACGTAATTTTGAATACTTTGAATTCAATCATTCTATTATGCCTACACCCAGAATGTATCTTGTTTTAGATAATCAAATGCAATGGCCTTACTATTTTACTAAGAAAAAAATGGTTCTCTATAATCGCGAAGATGCTAGTTGGTATAAACTCAATGGAAACGATATAGAATCGTTTATCGACATAATTCAGTAAAAAAGTTAAAAAAAAGTTAAAAAAAGTGTTGACAAGACCTATTTTTGTGCTATTATATATACATAATTTAAGGTAAGGAGTAAATTATGGAAACTTTAAAAACTAGAGCAACTGAAGTAAAGCCTATCATTAAGAGGGCACTTCAAGTAAACAGGCCTATTTTTATCTGGGGAGCACCAGGAATAGGCAAATCAGAACTTGTTGAACAAATTGTTAATAGTGGCGAAATAGGTAATGCTACTATGATAGACATGCGTTTAGCACTTCTTGAACCAACTGATCTAAGAGGATATCCTTTTAGAAATCCAGAAAACAACTTAATGGAATGGTCCCCTCCAAGTGACCTACCTAGTATGGAATTCGCAAGTGAATTTGATACTGTGGTACTTTTCCTAGATGAGTTGAATTCAGCACCTCCTAGTGTACAGGCGGCGGCTTACCAATTAGTTCTTAACAGGAAAGTAGGACAATATGTTTTACCTGATAATGTAAGAATTGTTGCGGCAGGTAACCGTGAAACAGACAGAGGTGTAACTTTCCGTATGCCGGCACCGTTGGCAAACAGATTCCGTCACATCAACATGGACGTCAATTTTGATGATTGGCAACAATGGGCGGTTAATAACAATGTACACCCTGATGTTGTAGGTTACTTAACTTACAGTAAAGGTGACTTGTTTGACTTTGATGCAAAATCTAGTTCCCAAGCATTCGCTACACCAAGAAGTTGGACTTTTGTTAGTGAAATGCTAGGAGCAGATGGGTTCGATACTGCTAGTAATTTTGAGCAAAAAGCCGAGATTGCAGGTGCTATTGGAGAGGGTATGGCAATTAAATTTGTTGAGCATAGAAAAGTTGCACAACATTTGCCTAATCCTGATCAGGTATTAGATGGTAAAGTTAAAAAACTGGATAATAAAGTAAGTTCAGAAATCAGTGCAAAATACTCACTAGTAGTAGGACTTGCATATGAACTTAATGAGAGATACGAACAAAATGACGGTGTCTTCTCAGATGAGTTGAAAAAAGGACTTAACAATATTGTAAAGTTTAGTTTTGATAACTTTGAACCTGAAATGGTTGTGTTCTTGTTTAGAACAATTATGAAGGACTATCAAATCAAGTTTAATGTAAGAACTGATCTTACTGAAGAGTTAAGGGAGACTTTCAGTAAAAGGTACATTAAATATATCGTGTAAACGGTTTAAAATCCTTGTGCGCCTACCTATGTTACTCCCTACCTAAGGCACACGGATTTTAGAAGGCCCCTCAACGGGGCCTTTTTTTTGACTAATTAACCTGCTGGTTGATTAGGGTCTTCTGCAGGTGCTTCTGCACTTGCGTCAAAACCTGGTTCTTGAACTGCTGGTGCTTCAACATGCTCTTCTGCTGGTGCAGGTTCTACATGTTCTTCCACTGGTGCCTCTTCCATTACTGGAGCAGGTTCCATATGCTCTTCTACAGGTGCTGGTTCAACATGCTCTTCAACATGTTCTTCTACCGGCATATCTGCAGGTGCTTCGCTTTCAATTACATGCTCTTCTACATGTACACAGGCTTCCTCTTCAACATGAACTTCAGCATGGTCATCATAAGCATGATCAAAACTATCTGCTGGATAGCAATTAGGATCTTCTTCTGCCATTTGGCATGGAACGTATGCCCATGTCATTGCTTCTTGCTCTGCTTTAGCATTTTGATGTTCCATAAGTTCGTTGTATAAATCTCTAGCACTTTTTCTTTTGTCTAATTCTATACCTAATGCACGACCTTCAAGTTCCATCATATGCTTTACTTCTTTCTCCATTGCAGATGCCTGATGATGTAGATCCTCAACCATCTGAATCATTGATTCTGAATAATACATAAATTTCTCCTGTTGTTTATGTGTATATACATAAAAATTTGCAAATTTCTGTGTGGGATTGTTTGTGATGTACCCGTATTTATATAAAAATGCTTGACTTTTACATATAATTTGCTATAATATAGTAATAATTTAAGGTAAGGAGTAAATTATGATAGAGATATTACAAGAGGTTACTGATTGGGGTAAGTACAAGGTAAACAATGGAATTTACCATATAAACTCTGCAGGTAAACTTATAGCATATCAACCAAATATAGATTCAGAGGTACAAGTTTTAAATGTGCCTAGTACTCAATTTAGCAAAGCAAGACGTAAGTTTAAAAAGATAGGAGAACGACCTGAGGAATTGGAAAGTCATATTATACAGGTTACAGGTTCTAAAGGAAACATTTATCATATAGATACAGAAAAGGGTACTTGTACTTGTCCTGGATATACTTTTAGGGGGACTTGTAAACATGTTAAAGAATATTGCTAGTATCTTAATTATATTTTTAATGACTGCCTGTGCTAGTAGTGGAGGCGGTTCTTCTAACGAAACACCTACACCACCTACAAGTGGAGGAACAACGACAAACACTGATAAACGTATTCCATTTGATGATTGGGAAATTGTTACAAGTGTTGACATTGATGGTTATAGTGATGAAATAAAAGTTGTACACACAATGACACCTTTTACAACAACTGGATTACCTGAACCTACAGAAAAATATAAAATAGCAGATTATGGGTTTTTGCAAACTACAATATATGGACAACATAATGGTTGTACAATTGATGATTGTGGTACTTCTGGTAATACTCCAACTGCATTTGTATCTGATGGCATGGTTAGACAAGCAGATCTTAACGGAGATGGGCATTGGGACTTTTATTTATGGATGTGGTATGGAGGAGACGAAGACTATGTACCTGAATCTACACTTATGGCATGGATAAATGATGGTACAGGTCATTTTGAACTAAGACAAGATATTTTTGAGGGCGGTGCTCCTTGTTTATATGGTAGAGGTGCAAATTTACAATTCTCTACACAAGAAACACAGGGAGATCCTTTTAGAGATTGTGGTTGGAGTGGTACTTTTAGAAATCCTGCAGTTGCAGATTTTAATGGAGATGGAATAGACGATTTCTTTTCTGTAAGTAAACTTATTTTAAGTAATAATGGTAAATTAGTTGACGTAAGCCATACAAATTTACCACATGACTTCTTTTTTAATACAGACATTGGTCCTATATGGTCACACGATATTGCTATAGGAGATAGTGAGGGCGACGGAGATATTGATATTTTTCTCCCTGTAAATAGATACACTTGGGATCATAAACAAGTGCCTTTTACAATGCTAATAAATGACGGTACAGGAAACTTTATAACAAATCAAAATTTTCCTTTAATACCAGAACCTTATACAGTTGGATTAGATCATAGTAAAAGATTGTGGGCAACAACGGCCGCAATAGGAGACTTTGATAATGATGGCCATGGAGATGTGTCTGTAGGTTGGTTTAATCCAGCCTGGGCAAGAGAATATGGCTTTGGAGAAACATTTGAAAATAGTGCAGGTGCAGTATTTTTTAATGACGGAAATAA